AGATACATTAATTATGGTCTTACTATCATCTAATCGCCAGGCTTTGAATGATTTGAACAACATCTTACTTTGTTCCCACTCAACATGCGCACAATTAATAAAAACATCATACATATCCCAAATAATTTCGTCTTCAAATCGACAATGATGGACTGCATGGCCATCGTATTTTAATTCATCCCCTAGATACTTGGAAAGCTTACTATTTCCTGTTATCAGTATGTTCATAATAATCCTTAATTAGATCGAATGAAGGTTTACCAAATAAACTTCCATCGACACTACATTTGTTACAAGGTGAATGGCTTCTGTCACCTTTCATTAATCTTTTTCTAATTTTATTCATGGGTTTGCTGAACCATACATCATGTAAGGTGTCTTGCATCAGATTACCTATGACATGTTCTCGTCCCCAGTCGTTAGAACAGAATAATACGTCGCCATTCCAGTCTACAAACATTTTATAGAAGGGATAATGGCATGGTTTACCTTTTAATGACTCTACATCAGCCTCTTCGACACCTACCCAGTCAATTACACCACTTCGATTGTTTAAAATCAGCCCGTGGTTCTCAAAATCACCCCAGTGCATCCTAAATTTATACTTTTCGTGAGGAATATCTTTCAACATTTCCTCAAAGACGGCCATTTGTTCAATTCCATCATACAAATTAATGTAAAGTAAGTCTAATCCGTTTGAAAATAATTCCTGTGCATATGAAGTAGTCAATTTATCACCATTTGTGTTACACTCAAGTGTCGCGTTGGGCAACCACATCCTAAAACGGAAGACAATTCTACTAAATTTAGGATTAAGCAGGTTCTCACCAAATCCACTAAAGGATATTTTACCAGTATAGTTGTTTTTACCTAATTCTTTTGCAATAGTCTCTGCACCTTTAGGTGTCATGTGCAAATTTCTATTAGGAAATATTTTAGGATCGTGTCGTGGACAGAATACACAGGTTCGATTACAGAGCTCAGTGGTATTTACCTCGACAGTTAGAATAGAATCTAATTCATCTAAGTCTTTGTTTGTTTTTTTCTTCCAATGTTTCTCTTCCTGTTCCCTACGGTGTTGGAGAAAGTCATATTGGTCTACAGCAGTAGTTGGAATATTGTCACCCGAATTTAACACACCTAACCTGTCTTTCCTGTTCTAGTCCTTCAACAAAACATTGCTCTACCCATTCATAACGAATAGAATCACCCCAACTCATATTCACTTCTTGTAGAATATAGTTAGGAATGGTAAAAAAATTTGAATCATCTTCCTGATTTAAATCTTGGGTCTTCGGCCACTTGCCTTCATTCCATAGATAAGGTTTTAGAGAGACAAAATGAACTTCTGATACTGGTTCAAATAATGAGAAAACTAATCCATCATTTTCTGGCCAGCAATAGACATGGGATTGGTCGTGACCAACACCTAGTCGTTGTGAATAATCGTAAGGGAAATCGAATCTACAGACATCGTCAGTGATGTCACTCAATTCATAAATGGGACTTGTCTCATCAGCTTGAAGTTTTCTGATGGTAGACTCTTTAAAAGAATCCACCGTCTCTAGTAATGTTTTCATCATCATCCTCAGAGTCATCGTCTGTATCAGATGCACTTACGAAATCACCACTCTCTTGTAGCGAGGTAATAAAGCTTTCTGTTTGTTCTACAAATGACTCAATCATTTTTACTTTATTATGTTTTGTATTAACACTAAATCCTAGTTTGTCAGCTTCAGTTGAGATTTGTTTCTTTGTAAGTTTGTCTAAGTCTGATGCACTAGGAATAGATATTGTATCATACTCTTCTTCTTTAGGATGGTCTTGTAATATTTTGACCTTACCTAAACTGGTTACAAGATTTGAGGGTTCATCTATCTGTGCGTGAACAGAGCCACCGTTAGTCACAGGCCCACCTTCATCTAACATTGTAGCTTTGGCAGCTTCTAAATCGTCAGACTCATCATGTTCAGTAGACTGAACTAGATTAGATGGTGCATTAGATGATGTTACAAATGGTCTTGGTGGTTCTATTGCTGTTTCTGCAAAGGTCTCTTCTTCGACATCTGATTCAAACGCACCACTGTAATCCATATCAGCCTCTGCTGTTTCATAAACTGGTGAACCGTTTGCATCCCAACCAACTATGTCATCATCAGTGGGAATAGGTATATCTTGAACTGGAGCAACTGATGCAAAATCATCTGCACTAACTCCTGCTAATGATTCTTCTAATTGTGATGTAAGTTTTTTCTCTTCAACTTCCTCTGCACCAAATTCATTATCAAGAATTATCTCATCTACCACTTCGGGTATAGGTTCTAAATCGTCTTGTAGTTGTTGTGATGTAGAACGAACATCAGGGTTGATTGCTCGAACAACATCCCATGCTTTTGAAGGAGTCTTAGGAACTACTGGTTCTTCTTTTATAGGAGCTTCTGCAATATTAGTTTCGGGAATTTTAACTACACCCTCTTCATCAAGTGCATGGATAGTTGCTAGAGGTGCTTGACCTGCTGTAGCAAGTTGTGCTTCAAGTGTTACGATTCTATCTTGTAAAGATTTACGGAGTTGTCTTTCATCTGCAATTTTTACTTTCCACTGATCTTCTCTTCGTGTAAGTTCTTCTTGTTTTGCTACTGCTTCCTCAGTTGCTAATTCTTGAAGTCTTCGTTGTGCCATAGTAACATCATCCTGATACTTAGATAACCCCTCGGTTAACTGAGTGTTCAATGCTGTTACTGCTGTTAAGTCACCTAGACCAAACACTCCTTTACGGAGACTGCTCTCTAAGATAGCTGTGTTTGCTGAAGCCGCTTCGGGTGTTAACCCAATGCTGTAAGCTTGTATACGCTCACGAATACGGTCTGACTCAGAAGGTTCAGGCTGTTCTTGGGCGAAGGTTGATTCTGTATTCAATTCATCTGCCATAATATTTTTATCCTATTCATCATGTAAATCCATGGAGTCCGACGCAACTAGAAGAGTCTTTCACCTACTAAGTTTAATACCGTGGTATAACAACTTCCTTTTACAATATGTATAGTCTCTGCGGACACTTATATTTATACAAGTTTAAACCCTTATATCAGGGAAAGCTGCCACTGCGAGACTTTGATCTATGTTAGGGAAAGGGTTCTTTCCATCTTTAACCAAATCAATCATCTGTGCTTCATGATAAGGTATTCCTTCTAACATCTCTATCCACATCTGTTCTCTACGAGGTAGTGGAACTTGTTCTGTTACGAAGTATTTAAAATACTTAAACTCAAACCTCAAAGAAGTTTCAGCCAAGTCCGATGCGAGTTTACCAGCCTCACTTGGTTTGTAAGGTGTTATACCTTCGGGTAATGTGCTATTAATGGTCTTATCAAATAACCATTGTAGTGTTTTTTTCACCGCAGCGTTTCTGTCACCAAAGATTTTTAATCCATTGACTGCAGTAGGAACATCGTCTTCTGCAACTATATTGCATTGACAAAGTATTTCATATACGTCTGCATTCATTGGGAGTTTAGTTCTCTCGGTAATCAATTTCATTTTAGGTTTGTTGGGAGACCCTTTAGGTCTTCCTCTTCCTTTCTTTTCTGTCATAATGTAAAATCCTCAATATGATCTAATAACTCTCTCAATCTATATTTAGACAGGTAATCAAACACCTTTCCTCGAACAGGTTTAGTGTTTTTAAACTCTTGTCTAATTGATTCCCTAACATCGTTAGGTATCATTTCTAGGTCTATTAGAGTTTGGTTTCTTAAATAGTTACGATAGTATTTATCGTCCTTTTGAATAGTGATTCTGAGATACTTCTCAACCACTGGTTTTCTTAATGGTGTTTGTCGTATTCCTTCGTCCAAACAGTTGTCTGCCGACAATATATTTGGGACACCGTCTGACTTATCACCCCTAAGTATATGTTCTTGAAGGAATATTTTGGGATCAGGACAGTCTACCATCTTACCTAGGTTAGGTGAGAACTGTTTCACATTAGGAAACTTATGTAATTGTTGGAAGTCTTTATCTCCACTAACTATTAAAGTCCTTTCCATTTTACTTCCATAATCATTGTTACGAGCAAAGTCTTGAACTAATACTGCAATAATATCATCTGCCTCACACCTAGGAACAGCCATATAATGATATGGAAAGTTATCTCGTATCTCTTCCTTTACCTTATGTAAAGTATCAAAGATTAACTTCCAATCCCTACCGTCTGCTTCTCTTGTCTTCTTTCTGTTTGCTTTATACTGTGGATAGAACTCTCGTCTCCATGGTTTTACTGCATCCGTGCAAAGAACAATAGCACCGTAATCTTCTGTATATCGTTTTTGGTAATTGCGTATGGAGTTGAGAATCATGTGTCGAAGTAACCTTTCGTTTACTTCCCCATCATTCATTTTTAATTGTGCCATCAGACCAGCAATAATGGTCTGACTAAAATCTATTAATATCATTTAACCACTTTAACTAATAATGTATTCTTTGTTATTCTGCTATTTGCTTCTTTTGCTTTTGTTCTTAATTGATCCATAAAACGACTGGCAATAATATCACCACCTCTTACCAGTCTATCAAGAAAAGTTAAATCCGTCAATAGCTTTTCTTGAGATTCATGAAATCCTGTTATCTTGGAACCCTTAACTGAAAGATGACCTTCAAACATAGAAAGTTTTCTAGTTGAAGTGTTATAAGTGTATAGTATTCTTGCTCTAATAATTTCTTCGGGATTTATAGATTCATAACCTTCGTATTCTTGTAGGTAGGGTAGTTTCTTTACAATCTGATATGGTGTTTTGATTCTTACTTTTCTAACTGGTTTGTATTCTTCACAGTATCTATCAATATCGGATTCAATCTTTTCTAGAAATTTAATAAAGTTCTTTTTCTGTGGTTTGGTAAAGTGAGAATATCCCTGTTCTAGTTGTGGACAGTTCTCTTCATTTTTAAGTTCACCAATTTGAGCTTCCTGCTGACCTTTAAGATACTTGACTACTCTTGAACTATATCCTAATATAGTAAGATATTTAAACATATCAAATTTGGCTTTACCACCACTGTCGATAAAGTTATCAACTGCATGATCAACTTCACTATATGCTTTGAAGGCCTTGAGTCTACTTCTTTCTTGTATTGATACAAATGGCTTAGTCGTTGCTGTCTTTTTTGGTGTTGCTATCTTCTTCATTTCTAATATTAGTTAACATGAACTTCCTTGATGGATTAACCATAAGATTTGCTCTCTTCATAAAATCTCTATTAACTAGAAAAGGT